CGCAAACATGCTCTTATTCGATGACCCCTTTAAGTCTCGCGAGGAAGCCGAGAGCGCCACCCAGCGCAACAAGGTGTGGAACTACTACGTTTCCGCCCTTTCGACCCGCCTACAGCCCGACATAGACAACATCCCGCCCGCCCAGATCATCATTCTGACCCGCTGGCACCCAGACGATCTTGCGGGACGCCTTATGGAGACGGAGGATTGGCGCGAGGGCCGCTGGCTGCACATCAACTTCCCCTCGATCCAAGACAAGCCCATCGACGGCCTTAACGGCAAGGTGTCCCGCGCTTCTCTCCCGCCCGAAGACCCCCAATATCTCGACGGCACATCTCTTCAAAAGCTCTCCAAGGGCAAACGCTACATCCGCAAGACTATAAAGACTGCCCTCTGGCCCGAGCGCTTTTCTGTCGATGACCTCGAGCGCCGACAGCGCCTCAACCCTCGCGAGTTCGCCTCACTGTATCAACAGACCCCCTACATCGAGGGCGGTAACTTGATCCGCGCTAACTGGTGGCGCACTTACCCCGAGGATATGAAGCCCGAGAAGTTCTCCTCGCTCATCATTGCCGCCGACACCGCCTTCAAGGCCAAGCAGGACAGCGACTACAGCGTAATGATGGTGCTCGGCCTCGACACAACGGGTGACATATACATTGTTGACCTCATCCGAGACCGTTTCGAGTTCCCCGAACTCAAGCGCCGCATGATCCAACTCAACAATGTGTGGCGTGGTCGCGGTCTTCGAGGCATTTACATTGAGGACAAAGCCTCTGGGCAGTCCCTCATCCAAGAAATGCAGCGCGAGAGCGGCGTATCCATCATTCCTTACAAGGTCGTGAACGATAAGGTATCCCGCCTGACCGCGATCCTCCCACTCATCGAGGGCGGTCGCGTCCTTCTCCCCACGTCTGCGCCGTGGCTCGACGCATTTCACGAGGAATGCCAATCGTTCCCCTCGGGCAAGCACGACGACATGGTAGACGCGCTCGCAATCGGCCTAGACGTACTCGCTCGCACCCCTTCAACGGGTGAATATTACCAGCCACCCGCCTTTTCGCTGCCCAAACCGTCCGAAAGTTTGTGGGCCCAGCGCTCTGACCTCAATAATTCTTTGGGTCAGTGGCGAGGATGGGGTGAATAGGGACGACTGAGGTACAAATTAGGGGGTAAATGGCCGCATGACTGCTGCACCAATAGATTATAGAGCCGCTTACGAGCCGAACGGGGATGGGGTCATCGTTGATCTGTCCGATCTGGGCGATAAGCTGATGGCATACGAGGATATTTCTTCTGATCTGTCGATGGATCAGGAGCAAAAGCTCGTGGACTACGTGAAAGCTGCGATGCAGATGTCATATGACCGCGTATCCCGCCGATATGACCACTGGAAAGAGGCAGACCGCGCCCATGACGTGTATGTCCGCCCAGATACGACCCAGTTCCGCGAGAAGGCCGTCATTGCGGACACTCGCGCCATATCGGACACGGTGCTTACCTATCTGATGGCAGCCCTTACGGGCCGCAATCCGATGTTTCAGATGGAGGGTCTGAACAGAAAGTCTCGCAAGTCATCCGCAATTATCGAGCGCCTTCTCCACCAACAGATGCGCCGCACAGCGGGGGAGGCACGAATTGCCCAGCATTTACTTGATTGCATCCGTTACGGATACTCACCCACGAAGGTCACATGGGACGCGAAGACCCGAACAAACCAGATCACCAACTTCGACCCGCGCCGCGTATTCCATGACCCCCGTGTCCAGTGGGGAGATTGGGAAAAGATGCAGTACATCATCTTTTCTGACTTCGCTTCTTACGACAGCCTGCTACAGAGCGGCATATACCCCAAGCTCAAGCGCTACCCCTCCCTCCGCAACCGCCTCACACCTCCTGCTGGTGGGTGGGACGGACATAAGTGGCACAAGGAAGCGGGACGAGGACTGAGCATTGATCCTGCCGAGCGTCTCGAGCGTGGCAGCAGCAACTCGTACTTCGCTCTCGGCGACAGCCGCGTGTATGACGAGTGTTATATCCGCCTTGCGGGCTACGAGGTGAACCTTCCCCAGATCGAGCAGCTATGGCTCGTCGTTACCGTCCTAGACGAGAACGTCATCATCCGCTTTCAGTTAAACGCTTACGGCAGGCAGTTCCCTGTTGTAATCGGCGGCCTGTACCACGATGCCCATAAGACCTATGGGCAGTCGCTTTATGATTTGCTCCTCCCACTGCATGACGTGGCTACGTGGCTCCTCCGTTCACGTATCGATAACGTGCAGGCCGCCTTGACTAACCTGATGTTTGTTGACCCCACCCAAGTCAGCATAAATGACCTCGTAGACCGCAATCCCCACGGCATAGTTCGTACCCTCCCAGGTTCAGAGCCAGGGAAAGGCGTATTTATCTCGCAAATTCCTGATGTTACGAAGGGTCACTGGCAAGATATCGAGGCAATGAGCGGTTTGAAGCAGCGCCTATCAGCCGCCTCAGACGCCCAACAGGGGATGCCTACAGCCGAGGGCGGGGTTCGTACCGCGACCGAGATACAACGGCTCTCACAGCTAGGCTCACAGCGTCTCGGCGTACTCTCTCGCGTCATCTCCGCCACCTCCGTACGTCCTATGGCCCGTATGATGGTTGCGAACATACAAGACTTCTTTGGCAACGAAGGCGCGATCCGCATTTCCGACAGCGACAGCGCGGCGGGCCTCACTGATATGGTGCAAGACGGCTACCTCGACTTCAACTTGCAGGATATCCAAGGCGAGATTGATTATCTCGTAGTTGACGGCACTCTCCCGCTCGAGCCCACTCGCAACGCCGAGACGTGGATCAACATGCTCAAGATGCTGAACGAGACGGGCATGGCGATGGAATATAACTCGGGCAAGATTGTCGAAGAGGCCATTCGCTCGATGGGCGTCAGCGATCTCGATCAGTTTAAAATCTCCAAAGAGCAATCCGCCAAGGGGCCGACCCCATCTCAGCAAATGATGATGATGGAAAAGCTACGCGGCGCGAACGTCCAGCCGCAGGGCGACATTCAAGATGAAGTGCAGAAGGGCAATCTCGTACCAATGAAAGCGAGCAACGGATGACCAAACCACACAGCAGCGTATTGGCTTCTCGCATTGAGCCGCACCTACGAGACTACATTGACGCTCGTATAAACGAAGAAATGAAGCCCGTGCGGGACGACATAGCAGCATGTCTTGTTGCATTGTCCCATAACAACGCCGCAACCGAGATCAAGTTAGGCGAGCAGGCTGCCAAGCTGAACGACATCGAGCACGTCCTCAACTTGCCCAGCTACAAAATCGTTAAGCTCCTTGAGCTTGCCCAGAAGGATTAGCAATGGCACGTACTTTCGTCCCATCTGAACAGCTAAACTTTAGAAGTGCTGCCACTGGTACGCACCTTCTCGACAAGTACCTCGAGGACTGCGAGAAGGGCGGCTTCACGGTTCCAGTTCTTCTCGACAACCTGTTTACTTCCTCGGGCGGCCTCAACCCTAGTGCGCTTGACTTTCGAGTGACCCCCAACTCGAGCGGCGACCCTGTGTTCCAAGCGCGTTTCGGGCATTACACGGACGCAACTTCGGGCTGGTTCGACACAAACCAGAAGTTCTTTCGCCAGAAGGGCGTCTACGCCGCTAACGTAGACTTCGATTTGCTCGATATGACGCAGCTTGGGCAGAAAGTATTTGTCTGCATAGAGGCTCACACCTCAACTGCGTTACTCGACGCCACTAAATTCACCCAGTTCTTCGATGGAAACGCGATCCTCGCTGAAATCCAAGACTTTAAAACCAACTCCGAGCCGCGTTTAGACCTGCTTGAAGAAGCAGTTTTGCTCGATATCGATGTCCTTTAGGAAGGGAAGCCCATGTCTACTAACTCTTTAAAAGAACTTGTCGATGCGATCAAAGCGCAAGGCAAATCACTAGCTAACGGCGATACGCCGAATGCCTCTGGCAATGACGCCACCGCTCGAGACCTCGTGTATCTTTCGACAGCGGTTGAGAGAATATTTGGCGCAGACGCTCTGCTCGAGATGATCGACACGGCTACTGCTCCCGCCGAAGTAATCACTTTTGCTTCCACCACGACTGCTTACACCCTTACAGACGAGCAAGTATCTCGCACAATCGTTAAGTTTCTGGTTGGGTTCGCTATGTCTTCGTCGGAAGTGGTTGTCACGGCCCCGACTAAGGGCGTCGCGTTCGTCATCGACAACAGTTTGCCAGTACCCATTAAGGTCAAAACGCTGGGTCAGACATCCAACATCCCGTCGATCCCCGCCAACACAGTGGGCTGGGTCTACTGCGATGGCACTAACTACGCACACGTTGTTGACACAGCCGCAATCGCACAGGCAGTCACCACGCCTATGACAACCGCTGGCGATATGATGTATAAGGAAGGCGTGACGACAGCAGCAACCGTGCAGCACACTGTCCACGTCCGTAATTATGGGTCAGAAAGCTACTACTACATCAAGCCTCAAGCCCATGACGCCAGCGGTTTTCACAGTAGCTTCGACAAATCCCCTACGTTCCCCATGCAACCCAGCGTCACCTACATCTTCGATGTCTCGGACGCATCTAACACGGGCCACATATTCTCG